TTATTGCCCGCCCACCACAGGGACGACGGCAATCTTCCGATCGTACCGTGCTGTTTGCTCCACGTTTTTATGTCCAGAGATAGCCTGTTTCTCGTAAATGTTACCTTGAAGATCAGAGATACCTTTTGCTTTCAGGTCATGAAATGTGAAGTCAAAACTCAAATGCGGGTATTTGATCCGCGCTTCTTCTTTGGCCTTTCTCCATCTGCTGTTGAAGCCATCCCTGGTGTATTTGTGCCCGGTGGGTTGATGAAGAATAAACAGACTGCTCATACCCTCGTTGAGGGGAAGGGCTTTGGCAAGGTCAATTGCTGCTCTTAGCCTGTCTGACCAGGCTTTTATCTGCGCGACTGCAGTTTTGCTCTGCTTAATCAGTATTCCTTCAGCCATAAGCTGGCTTTTCTTCATCTCAAGGACATCGTTTTGACGTGCGCAGCACAGATAGGCCAGCTCCATAGCAACACGCACAACATCGGGAGATACGCTATATAAAGCGTTGTACTCTTCATGGGTGATGTAACGATCCCGGCCAGTCTCTTTAAATTGCTTAACCCCTTTTGTGGGGTTGCCATTGGCATAGCCGCGTTCGTAAGCCCAGCGATAAACACGGGACATAAATGCTTTTTCCCGGTTGGCCTGAGTTCGACTCTTTATCCCACGCTTGTCGAGATATTTACGGACGTGCTCAGGCTTTATGCAGTCTGGTGGCATCTGGCCGAAAACGTCAATAATCTTTTTGGAATATTTGCGATAATCCTTCTGTGTTTCCGCTGCGAGTTCAAAAAAATCACCAGATTGGAAGAACTTTTCAATCAGGCCGGAAAGAGTTGATTCATCAGGCCTGTCATTAATAAGCGCTTCCCAGGCTGTCCATACCTGCGCCTGCGTGCAGGTTTTATCACAAAGGCGGATGTTTCCGCCTCCCTTTGGGTGATACTCATAGGCTGAACGTCCGAGGTACACCCTCGGAGGCATCCAGGCGTCGTCTTTGTTTTTACGTGCGCGTGGCATTAATCAAGAACTCCAAAATTAGGCTGAGGCCCGTTAGCATCATTTGCTTTCTGTCGGTGTGAAAGCGGATTGTTGAAATGCGCCCACGTTGTGCGAGGGCGGCCATCGCGCCTGGTTATAAAAAATATTCCGGCATCACGCAAGCTTTCACATTGCCTGGAGGGAATTTTATAACCAGTCAACTTTTCAATATCAGCGTCAGAGATAATGTCTGTTTCGTTGTTCATTTCCACCTCACACCACGTCAAGGCCACGACAGTGGCACCACGTTTCGAACATTCGTTTAACCACTTCCCGGCAGTAGAATCCGTAATTATCCTGCGTCAGGTCGTAGCGGTTTCCGTACCGCTGGCGCATCCAAATTTCAAATTCTTTGTTCATTTCCACCACCCATAACCTGAACCAATCCCGTTACGTCCTGGCGTATGCCCGACGTGATAGTTATTGCAGAACGGACAGCGGTAAACGCCCATCTGCCCCTGATGACCGTAACGTTTACGAATAATCCAGAGTTCTATCTGCGCACCGTCAGCAGTCTTATGTCTTTTTTACATCCGCACTGCTTGCGTCTGAGACGGCGTTTGCTGGTCATTACTTCACCTCCACACCGAACCCAGCGCTAACACAAGCCCGCTTGATCGCTTCTTTTACTTGGCGTTTATAGGTTTCCGGGTGGAATACCTCCGTTTTACCGCTACCGCTCCAGAATGCTTTCGAGCTGGTATCTGGCAGGGTAATGGTCAACGGTTTACCAGTGGTGACATCGTTAACCGCTCTCTCCCATTTCTCGCCAGTCTGTGATTCCAGGCGTTGTAATAATTCCCCAATACTCAGCGGAGCGATAAGCTGCTGACGTAAGCGCTCAATCTCTGCCGCCATGTAATAGCCGGTTTTACTCCAGGTATCGACGTTATAGCCGGTCATGTCCGGTTCCATCTTCGCCATCAGAACGGCATCGTGATAGTCCTGGCTGCCACTGGTGATCGCCACGGCGTAGGAGTCACTGTTCTCGCGCTTATAGATAAGCACGACAGGGTTCTCAATTTTGTTGCTCATTGTTTTCTCCAGTGGCCCCGCAACGGGCCATCGCTAATATTCATTTTGCCTGTGCGGGCAGATTTCTAAGTTTCCTGGCGCCGATCATTGCGGTGGCTACGTAGCTGGTGGCCCGGTTAACTACTTCGACAGGAACCTTTACGCCATCCACTACAACGGTGTAATTGGTAACGTGCTTTTGTCTGCCGTAATCGCCGAACTTCTCATGATGCGCCGCCAGTGCAACATCACATGCGCGACGACCGCCTGGTGATTGCTTGCTTCTGTTAATAAGTTTCATCATCACTAAATTCCCAGTGAGGCGACGATATCGTTCGCTGTTTCTCGGGTACTGCCTTTACTCGATATTGATCTGCGGGCATTGACCCGGTGCAAAGTGAAGCCGTGCCGCTCGTAAAGTTCAATAACGCGTGGTGCGGTAGAATTACTGATAAACACTTTTGCGCCGCGCTGATGGGCTGCCACGCAGCTTTCAGCAAGTGCTACCTGGCTATCCCATGAGAACCTGCCGGAGGCGTAGCTAGTGAAGCCAGCGGTGCCGGGCATTGGCTCGTATGGCGGATCGCAGTAAACGACATCACCATCACCCGCCAGCCTGAGAGTACGTTCGAAACCTGCATTCATAAATACGCACGCGCTGGACTTCTTCCTGAATGCCATGAGCTCTTTTTCCGGGAAGTATGGGGCTTTATATTTTCCCCATCCAACATTGAAAAAACCATCAAGGTTGTAACGCATCAGACCGTTAAAGCAGTGCCTGTTGAGGTAAAGGAATGCAGCTGCTCGCTCTATCGCATTCAGTTTCTGAGCGTTGAATGCTTCACGAATTGCTGTGTAGTTTTCGGCATCATTCAGATGCCTGAAAGCCTTCATTGCCTCTGCGATTACCGAATCAGGCACTATGGCCAGCATCTGGTACAGATTGATCAGGTCAGCGTTGATGTCGGCCAGAAGGAAACGTTCGTGCTTGTCTGAGTTAAGAAACACGGAGCCGCCACCCACGAAAGGCTCGATGAGGCGTTTACCTGCCGGGATAAGGCGCTCCAGCTCCGGAAGTAACGAATATTTACCACCAGCCCATTTCAGGAACGGGCGGCGCCAGGTGCGCGGAACACTTTTTTCAACTGGCAACACAGCCGCTATGCGCCCGCCAATCCCACTGCAAACAGATCCGTATCTCATGCCGCGCTCTCCTGATGCGTTATGTTCTGTATTTCTGTTTCCAGTTCCGCAAGAAATTTGACGACCTCTTGCTCAATTTCTTCGGCCAGAACTTCATCGAAGTTGATCCGGGTTTTGAAGTAGGCAAGTTCTGGCGGCAGCCGATCATCGAAGCTGACAAAATCGCACCATTTTCGCCCTGTGCACATCATCTGAGCATGCATCTGGAGAAGGTACTGATATTTTGGCACGCCTGTTTTTAGAGTCTGGAGGTGAGTCCAGGTGTTCGGGCATTTGATTTCAATCAGGCCGTCGTCGTTTACGATCCCGTCCGGGCTGGCGGCAAATCCGGCAATAGTAGGGTGGTCAATCAATCCTACCTCTGAGATTACCGCGTCGAACTCATTCAGCGCATACATCTCACGTGCCACCGGCTCAAGCTCAGTTCCACGCATCATGGCTGCGTTAGTAAATCCCTCTTCCGGTTTGCCGGTCAGTCGCTGGCAGATAAGCTCTGCCATATAGTTCTGGCGGCTGGCCGCATAACCTGACTTTGTTCGGGCCATCACATCATAAAGACGGCTTGCTGTGACTTTGCCGCATCGGGCGGCAAACCATTCCGGTGAACGTTGTTCCATCATTCATCTCCTTCAACCGTCTGGCCTTCAATGGTGCCTTCAGATGTCAGGCTCATTTCGTAAAGCCGTTTCTTCTCTGTTTTCCCGATAACATGGCGCTCCTCGTTGCCAAGGCTTAGCCAGAATTTTTTGAATTCTGCTGCGCCAGAACGGGCTGACTTTTCACCTTTTGCAATCAGCTCAGGGCGTCGGTTATCCGACTCATGCCCGATATAAACCTCCGCTGTGGTTCCCTCAATTACTCGCTCTGCTTCGTCCTGATCGAAGATGCCGGCAAAACCAAAAGCCAGGCGTGCGCACTGGATTAGCGTCTTGTGGCGAAGCATTCGGGTAGGGTGGGACTGCCAGGGCTGAGTGTTACGCTTACACTCATCCATGTATTCGGTGACAACGGTCGGATGACTGCGATCCTTGCGGTAAATTTTGCAGGTGCACGCGCCTTCCTCCTTGTTATAGGAGAACTCCATTCCGTCAAACTGCGGATGTTCGTTGATAATACGGGACCAGCCATCAACGCCGACGACAGGGACGATCCCCCCTTTATCAGGAAAGGCGTAAATCTCTTTAGTCCACGGATTTAGTCCATACTGGTTCGCAACAATCAACAGGGCGGTGAACTGTTCGTCAGTGACATTGCCACCTTTGAACGCTGTGTTTTTCAGTGTATTCATGAGGTCTGTCCCGGCATCCATACCGAGACGAGCAGCCAGTTTCCCGGCCATAGTTGAAAGGGCTGTGCTCATTTGTCTTATTCCTCTGATTCAATATCAATTTGATGCCGGGAAAACACCTCAACCATGTACCGAACAAACTCCGACGCGCGCACCTGGAATTCGACATCGTCATCAAATGCCCGGCTGATCGCTTTTTTGTTGGCGCCGTGGCGCGGTAGCTCGTCCATACACAGCGACTCCAGCATGTGAAGCGACAGTCCTTTCTCCAGGTCGTCAGCCAGTTCGGACTCTTTCTCTTCTCTGGCGATTTGCTGGTAATGCCGGGTCCAGTCCTGAGCCTCGATCCGGTCGTAAGTGAGATATGCGTTCATGACTGAACTCCTGAATTTGGTTTGCAGAATCCCCGGCAACATGTTGTCTGCCCATAAAATCAGTGATGTTTAAATGCTTGTCAGTGTGTGGTGGTATTCCTGCGATACCAGGGTAGTCCAATGGCAATGCTCAGTTTTTTCATTGCCCGTTCCCAGAGTTCGCCATCACCGAGACAGGCTGCGATAGCCAGTTCACTCTGGGCGACCTGAAGTTTGTAGTGATCAATCATTTTTTACCCTCTACGATGACTGTTTTTGATGTCATTCCAGTACTGAAAAGTACAGGGGATGCCTGCGTCCAAAACAGCTTGCGTAGCTGCAATGATGTTTGCATGCCAGAGGACACACACGGTTGTACGCATCTGCGTATAGCGCAGCGATGGGTCGACCTGGTTCATCAAAATCCCGGCACGCGCTGCATCACTGGAGTTATCAAAGCTAAAAATCACCTCACTCATCATGAATCCCTCTTGTTTGCCGATATCGCCCGGCCAGCGGAACGTTTTACACCTTCTGCGCGTTAACTTTTCCACCTCATTCCGGTCTTCGTATGCCCCGGACGGCTACTTCGTGGGCGTCCTGCCTGGGTGGTTCGTTGTTGCTATGGAATTATATTAAGCCTGAGACTTAAATAATGTCAAGCTTGAGGCGAATGTATTTGTTAAGTTTTAGACTTATTTTTTGACTGATACGTTGATTTAGGAGATGCTTATGGTTACAAAATCACCAAAAATGGGGGGGGGTATGGATCGTGACGAGCTGGAAGAAGACCGTGCAGCATTCATTGCGGGTGAGATTGGCGGCGCAGTGGTCGAATTGATAATCGACGGCGTAGTGATCAGCCGCGATGCGATTGTAGATAGTCTGGAGGCTAAGCGCAGAGCAGTGGGAAACGTCATTCACAAGGGTGTATTGCGGGATGCGGCTGCGATGGTGAGAAAAGGGCAATAAAAAACCCGGCATGGTTGGGGCCGGGTTAGTAATAAAACTTAAGCGGGTAAGTAGAGATACGATTGTGGTGGTTTAATATTTCCGCCTAAGTCAGAGATGGGGATAGGCTCTTCATAGCGTTCGACTTCGCCGATCTTTATAGCGTATGCCTTGTCCCTGCCCGAGTAGTAACTATCAAAAAACTGTTTTGATATACCGGCATATTTTTTCGTTTCTTTCCATAAAGACTCTGGCTCTCCAGAAAGGATGGTTTCTATCTGGAATTGACCAACGACTTTACCAAGCGGCATTGTGGCATAGATTACAACAATGCTGATCTCTTGATTTTTAAAAATACCTTTTCGAAACTCAAATCGCTTAGTCCCGTCCAAAATTTTTTCTGCGAATTCTGGCTTAATGGATAATAAAACTTTCATTTATACGACCTAACTCTATGATCTTAAAAAACTGCTCATCAGTAAGTTGAAAATGACTCCATCTAAATCCACGAGCACCATTTAAACCGACTTGATCAATCAGACTAGCACGATTTGGACGTTTAGGTAAAGATATGTTATAGGAAAAGCGAATAACATAAGGGTAACGCTTGTCTTTGTAAAAACATCTGAGCTCCTCTTCAGAGAATACGCTAAAACGAAGGCAGTATTCGACAAAGCTATCCTCGTTTCGAAAATCGTCGATAGTTTTAACTGATTCGACTACACACAGAGTGGATGCGACAGCACGGTAGTGTGCGGGTCCTTGCCCATCTCCTGTACGATAGATAACAATAATATCGCCTCTTTTCATGCGGGTAACTGTTGGCATCCCACAGATGTAAATTTTATGTATACTATTTGCATGAGAGATGTCTTTAACAATATCTGGTGATTCGTTAATAAGTTTAGAATCAGGGAATAGTCTTGTATGATAATCTGGATATATAGCAAGAAGATATTTATTTACTTTCTTTGTTAAAATTCTGGGGTAATCCAACAGGATATCACCATAAACATCATGCAATGAGCGGGCATATACATATTCTTTTCCATTATGAGTTTCTTTTTCACCATGAACATAAAAACCATAGGTCTGGAAGAGTTTTATTAGGTGAGCGTGTTTATCAAATACCGTGACGTATATGTCATCAGAACCAGATGAAAAGGCATGGTCAAAGGCTTTTTTTAAGAAACGTTGTCCTCTTAGTGTTCCTTTTGACTCGAATTTAAATGTACCTATCTTTAAATGACGACCTTGAGGCAATTTGGGGTTTATGTCGTCGGCGTCATCATTTTCCTTAAGGTACATGAATCCTTCTATTTTGTGATTTTCATCATAGAGAATGTAGGCGGATTCATTAGCATCGGCTTTTTTCTTGAGCCAATCAGGGAACTCCTTGTAATCCCTCTTCAATGAATCAAAAAAGGGATCGTTATGATCAAATTGAGAAAAAGTTTCATACCTTAAGCTATCCATGTGCCCTCACTTATGATCGAAAATCTCACATTACTACCTGTAAATCATTAGATGTTCAGAGTTCATTCACCGTCACCCTTAATCCTCCGCCCCATGTACTTCGCGTACAGCTCGTCGAGCTCCTTCAGGCGCAGGGATACGATCCGCAACATGTTCTGTTGTTCTTCTTCCGGTAACTGGCGATAGAGCTCAAGCAGGCGCTGTTCGTCAGGTTTAAGTCCGTCTTTCTCTCCGACATCCTCACCAAGCAGCCACGGAACTGATACGCCAGCGGCATCTGCTACAGCGAGCGCTGACTCCTTGCTCATAGCACCTTTTTTGAACCAGCCGTTAACGGACTGCGGAGTTATTCCCGCAATCCTAGCCATATCAGACTTTGTCATCCCACGGCGCGTTAATTCTGTCAGCCGCTCTACAAGAATCGGGTTAAGTAATTTTTTCTCTGTCATGTCAGAAGAATAAGCCTTTTGCTTATAAAATAAAATTCGCCTGGGGCTTGATTTAATTTTAAGTCTCAGGCTTAATTTGTTCGTGTATCTTTTGGAGACAATCATGAACGGATTAGAGAAAGCCATCAAAAAAGCAGGTAATGCCAGCAATCTTGCAGCCTTACTGGGTATTAAACCCATGTCGGTAAGCCGCTGGAAGACACGTTACAACGGTGCTGTCCCGCCAGGCCGCGTATTACCGATCTTCAAGATAACGGGCATCACACCTCACGAACTGCGCCCTGATATCTACCCAAACCCAACAGATGGCTTACCAAGCCAAGAGGCATCAGCCAAATAACCATAGAGGATATTCAACCATGGAGAACGCAATAGCACGCAACTCCGAACTACCGAAACTAAAGCCGGTTGAGATGGAGAGCTTAATTCTCAATCAGCTTGCATCGGTTGGGCAGAAGCCGGTAGCTGACGCTATCGGAATTGATGAGTCAACCATCAGCCGCTGGAAGGGTAAAGGCGGCCATGTTGAGCAGTTTTGTCGGTTTCTGGCGGAGCTGGGTATTCAGCTTGCTCCACCGGGAGCGGTACTTGTTCGCCGTGATTATCTTTTTTCGGTGGAAACATTAGCGGACATTGGGATGAAAGCAGTGCGTATGCAGCCTGAGCCGCTGGGGTGGGACTGAAAATGGCAGCAACCAAAAAGGCGAAAGCCGCGGTGCTCGAACACCAACGGCTTTCTGGTGCAATTCATTGCGAATTCATTGCGGGGAAATTATGTCAGTAACCAGTATCGAGGTAAACATCCAGCCAACCCACAAATGCTCTTTTTGCGGAAAGACGAATATTGAAGTGGCTGGCGTTTCTATCTGCCAGAAATGCGTCTTTCAGTGCGTTGATATTGTCTTTAAATACGCAGAAAAGACGAACTCTCCAACGTATTAAATTCAGGGGTATCTATGCAAAGTTCACCATGTGGCTTAAGGCTTCTCTCCAGTAGCGCATTCGTATGCCTTAGTGAGGGCGTCGATCAGGCGAGGAACTTCCCCTACGTGCATCTCAATTTCTCGGCAGATATTCAATTCTTCCGAATTAACACCAGGGCAGTGATTGATAGAAATTGTAAGCGAATTGTCATGCTCATCGTATCTGACAGAAATTTCAGGTCTGTGCGGTGTTGCTATGAATTTGTTCATTTTAACTCCATGGTCTGTAGGTATTTTATGGCTGCTTTACCTTACATGCAATTGTACATAGCTGATTATCTGGCAGATACCATGCATCTGTCTACAGAGGAGCATGGGGCTTATTTGCTGTTGATGTTTAACTACTGGCAAACGGGGAGAGCTATTCCGAAAAGTCGTTTAGCAAAAATTGCACGACTTGATAACGAGCGTTGGATTTCCGTTGAAGAGTCGTTAAGTGAGTTTTTTATCGACAATGGTGAAGAATGGATACATGAACGTATTGAACAGGATTTGGCATCTGTTCATGCGAAGCTGGAACAACGTTCTGCCGCAGGAAAGGCCTCAGTAGCAAAGAGAAAAGCCAATAAAACAATGAAAGTTGAACGAGAAAGCAACGTGTGTTCAACGCTCGTTGAAAGTTCGTTAGAGCGGAATGCTAACGGAAACTCAACTAATAAAGATAAGAATAAGAATAAAGATCTAAAAGAATTAAAAGATCCCCCTAAATCCCCCACGGGGGGAGATAGAAATAATTTTAATCCGCTTTCGATTGAATTACCGGAATGGCTATCCCCGACTCTTTGGGCGGAGTGGGTGGGTTATCGCAAACAACTTGGTAAGCCAATTAAAACCCTGCAAGGGGCCAACGGCTCGATTAATAAACTCGCAGCATACAGGACGCAGGGGCATAGCCCTGAGTTCGTGGTGAAACTGACCATGGAAAATGAGTGGAGGGGGCTACTTGTTCCTGAGGAAACTGCGAGCAAAAAGCGTCGTGACGTAAACGAAATATCTCAACCTGATAATTCGATCCCTACCGGATTCAGGGGGTAACGATGAAAAACGTAATCGGTACTGGCAGTGCGCTTGATCGCCTGAAAAGAATTATCCCAGCCAGTGTGCAGCCGAAATTCTCGACTGCTGATGAGTGGCGGGCATGGCAGGAAGCCGAAGGGCGTAAACGCAGTGAAGAGCTTGACAGGATGAATCAGAAATCCCGCACCGAGAAGATTTTCGGGCGATCTGGCATTCAGGATCTCCATCGTAGCTGTACGTTTGCTAACTACGAAGTAAGCGGGGAGGGGCAGCGAAAAGCGTACACGATGGCAAAAAGTTATGCCCAGAACTTCGGTAGTGGATTTGCGAGCTTTGTGTTCAGCGGTGGTCCGGGAACCGGGAAAAACCATCTTGCGGCGGCAATCGGAAATCATCTGCTGGCCGGCGGTCATAGCGTTCTGGTGGTAACCATTCCTGACCTGATGCTCAGGGTTCGTGAGTGCTACGACGGTGGGCAATCAGAAGCGTCCCTGCTTGATGACCTTTGCAAAGTTGACCTGCTGGTACTGGATGAAGTCGGTATTCAGCGCGGGAGCAGTGGTGAGAAGGTCATTCTCAATCAGGTTATCGATCGCCGTCTCTCATCGATGCGACCTGTTGGTGTTCTGACGAATCTTAACTACGAGGGGCTGTTGGATTCACTGGGCGCGAGGGTTATCGATCGCCTCCAGATGGACGGAGGGATGTGGGTGAATTTTGACTGGGGAAGCTACCGGAAAAACGTTAGCCACCTCCGGATCGTGAAATAAGGGGTTAAAAATGGCCCGACCTAAAACACACAGCGAACGGATGATTATTCTTGAGCGGATTATCGGTCTGGTGAAAGAGCAGGGGCGCATCACGACGAACGACGTCGTTGCGATTTTTGGCGTGCACCGAACCACGGCGGAGAAATATCTGCGTATCGCGCTGGAGCGAGGCGGCTTCATTCGTCATGGCCGCTGCGGCATTTTCCGAGACCAGCGTGCGGTGATTGATTATGACCTCAGGCGATACAGCAGTAGTCAGGTAACGGGATTTTCAGCGCTGCCGGTGCTGGAGAAAAGCCCGGTAATGCAGGTTTATGGAGCATCCAAAATGAGCATCAACAAGGGGGGAGCCCAATGAGCAACATCGACAAACTCAATGACCATGAACTGGTTGATCTGAAAAACGCTATCGAAAGAGAGCTTAAACGACGCGCTGATGGGCCAAAAGTCACCACGTATTATGTCGTCTCCTGCATCACTGATGCTCAGAATTTTACTGATTTGGACTGCGCCTTACGTTGCTTAAAAAGTGTCACCGAAGACCTTATGGAGTGGGTAACGGAATCCCCAGAAAACCGGGATTACGTCAATCGATGTACAGGTATTGTTGGGGCAAAACTCCAGGTGGAGGAGATGAATCTCGAGCACTTCAACATGTGCGTTGCAGAAAAATATTTCGACGATATTTGGTATCCACCGGAGACAGCCCAATGAGCAACATCAAAGGTCCGCTTATCAGCAGTCAGCGCTACCTCGACAAGGCAAAGGTAAACGACAGAGCGGCAAGATTTAAGCGTTTTATCGTATCTGTTTACCCGATAGTTCTGCGTGGGCAGCAATACACCATCCTGATGGATGGCCACCACAACTACGCAGCGGCAAAACTGGCTGGCATAGAACCTGATTACCGGCCAATCACCAAAAAGGTGCAGCGTATTCTCGGTGAGATGTCAGGGCGCGAGCGCGAGGCATTCTTCATCAACAACGTTACAGACAGCAACTACTACTTCGTTGAAACAGGCGAAGTGGTTCATGAGTTGGTTATGCCTGACACGTCCTGCAAATTCCAGGCGCACGCAGGTAACCAATGGATTTTTGGAGGTGCAGCATGAACATCGACAAACAGGCGCTGCGTGAAGCGGCGAAGAGGGCTACGCCGGGGAATTGGCGCCGCACCTCATCACTGTTCAATGGCATCACGGTAACGCCGTTTTCTCTTTGCGGTAAAGAAGTGACGTTGGCCCATACTGTTGAGAAACGTGACGCGGAATTTATCGCCGCAGCCAACCCTGCCACCATGCTGGCGCTGCTGGATGAGAATCTTCAGCTCCAACGGGAAAAAGACGCAATAGAGGCCGTAGCGCTGGCACTGCGTGATGATATGCGACAGGCGCGGGAGCTACTGGAGGCCGCAGAGAAGCGGAACGCTGAACAGCGTGAGTATTACGAGGGCGTTATTGCTGATGGAAGTAAGCGCATAGCAGAACTGGAACACAGCGAAACCCAGCTTATCAATGAGCGTGATGCTGCTGAATCTGCGCTGGCCGATATGTACCAGGCCGCAACAGGAGAGCGTCCAGAATGGAGCAATATGTTTGGTTTTGTTGACGCCGTTGATGTGGTGGAAGAACGACTGGCGACGCTGGAGGCCAACCAAAGCCAAACCACGCCAACAGGAATTCAGCTCATCACAGAAGCCATAGGTGCGCACGGCTATATCGTTGGCTGCCTGTTGCAAGGTCGCCCTGATTTGGCGCTGGAAGAATCGAGAAAGTGGGTATCCGCTTTCGGTCAGGCGGCGGAAATAGTTAGTGCGCAAGACGCCGCTGGCATCAAGGTTAAGGAGTCGTGATGGAATCGCAAGCTATTTTGGATATGTGTTGTGGCTCTCGCATGTTCTGGTTCAACAAACAGGATTCCCGCGCCGTGTTCGCCGATATCCGCGCCGAAGAACACTCATTGTGCGACGGTCGCCGTCTGGTTATCAGTCCTGACCTCATTGCTGATTTTCGCGCGCTACCGTTTGCTGATTCGTCGTTTCCGGTTGTGGTGTTTGATCCGCCGCATCTGGAACGTGTCGGTCAAACGGCCTGGATGGGTAAAAAATACGGGCGCCTGAATAAAAAAACATGGCGCGCGGATATTCGCGCCGGGTTTAAAGAGGCATTCCGCGTATTGCGGCCACACGGTGTACTCATTTTTAAATGGAACGAAACGCAGATTCCGGTAAGCCAGATTTTGGCGCTGACGGACGTAAAACCAATTATTGGCCAGCGAACCGGGAAGAACGATAAAACCCACTGGATTATTTTTGTGAAGGACTAACCCATGAACGCTATTACCTGTAAGGGGACGTGGCTATGTGGCGAGGATTAAATCGCGGCGGCAGCCAGATGATTCTGACTTCCTACGAATACGATCCGGAAACTCAAAAATCTCAGTCTGTTTACCTTCTACGGCATCACAGCAAGGTTAAGAAGACCACGCTTGAACAGAAGCTGACAGTTAAGAACGACGCCTTCGGGCGGTTTAAGCCTTTCGTTGAACTTGAAGATTTTCCGGAAGGGCTTAGCGAACGCGAAGCAATGCTGAAATTAGCTGACTGGCTGCACCGACTTAGTGTGGCTATCGAAGATAACTGGAGTACACCATGACCACTATTACCAGCAAGTTCACTAAAGAGCGCCTGATTGATTGGGCTGTGGTAGCTGTAGCTGAAAGGGGGCGAGATTTAAAGGATGCCCCGGAATCAGTAGAAGCTGCGGCGAATTTAAAATTAGCTGAAATCGCGCTGGCATCGCTTACCGCTGAACCTGTGCGATATCTAAATAAATTTTCAGGTACATGCGTGACGTTAGAACAGCAGTCAAACGCTGCAGATGATGTTGCCGTGTATATTCCGCTCTACGCCACCCCGCCAGCGCCGGTAGACAACGAATTTATCCCTAAAAACTTGGACAAGGCGTTGGGTGTTGTTGGTGTTGCGTTACCTGAATCAAAGGAAGAGTTTAATTTCCAGATAGAGCGCTGGATACAGCGTCTCATTGACCGGGTTATTCGTTATGCTGACGAATTCAAAGAGCAGCCGGCGCCGGTAGTGCCGGATGAACGAGCAGCTTTCAACGCATGGAATAACGAGGACAACTTACCAATCGCTGGGGTTGGTGCCAAAAATGCTGCCTGGTTGGCATGGCAGGCACGCGCCTCGTTGTGTGGAAATTCAGCGCTGAATGTTCCTCCTGAGCGCCCTGCGGACTCGTCGAACGGTGATGATATTGAGGCATGGTTTGATGAGGGCTGGAACGCTTGTCGCGCTGCCATGCTTCAGGGGGACGAACCTGTAAGCGAGACTTACAACTTGCCAGAATTAATCGAAGGCATGGAAGTTTCCATTGATGTAAGCACTTGTGATGCTGATGCCGGGAATCGCTATTTCGGCACCGTCACTGAGGTATCAGAACTGTACACAGCAAAGAATGGCTACATCCTTCTGGTTCAGGACGCAAAGCCAAATTTCGATGTGAATGGCAACACTCCGGTGCAAAGTCCAATCTATCACGGTTATCGACCAGAGTGCGAATGCTCAGGGTGCAAGGCTACAGCCAGAATATGCGCTGAACTGAACAACGAAGAAGCAGAAATTTTTGCCGATGGTTATAACGCCGCCATGCTTAAAGTTAACAAAAACGCGTCAACTGAATTACCAAATGACGCTAATTTGTCAACCAACTCTCCGGTAATTCCGGATGGATACGCACTTGTACCCGTCGAACCAACGGACGAAATGATAGCTGCGGCGATGAACTGCGAAGATGTGCTGTTCAATAGCGATGAGTCATTCTGCGTACAGTTCGGGAATATCTACGAGGCCATGCTCGCAGCAGCACCGCAGCACTAGTGCAAAATCAAAAAATACGAATCAGTGATTTGTAATCAACATTTCTTAGGTTTGTAGATATGCGAATAATAACCAGGAAGAAACCTGCGTTCACTGATCTGTACCAGACTGGTGTTCTGACGCGCATAGCCGCCGTTAAGACTGACACTGGCGGCTGGCGCCTGTTTGGAGTGTGGCGTGATCAGGATATCGCTGTATTTGTGGAAGCGGCGCGCGGCGGCATCCGGGAATGGTCCGGCTTGAATTATCTTGCGGAGTTTGTGTTCAGTTGCGGCATTAGTCTCTGGGAGGTTCACAACAAGACGGATCGGAAAAATCCGGCATGAAGTGTTACGTGTTAACCCGCCTATTGCTGGGGATTTTCCAGCGCTACGGCGGGTTTTCTCGCCCAAAATCTGATATGAAACAACACACTAGCTTTGGCAAAAAGTGCTATTAACCTCTTGAATATTCTTTTTAATAGGTATACTGTGTTTATATACAGTGGTTAAATGTAGAGGGATTTATGAGAATTGAGCTTGTTATCAGCCGGACAAAACAGCTTCCGGAAGGTGCAGTTCCTGCACTGGAAAAAGAATTAATTACCCGTCTCCAGAATCAGTATGAAAACTGCAACTTAACTATCCGTCGCGGTAGTCAGGATGGTCTGAGTATCGTCGGTGCTGCTGATGGCGATAAAAAACGTATACAGAGCATTCTGCAGGAAACGTGGGAAAGCGCTGACGACTGGTTTTATTAACATTGCGCTTAATGCTGGCGCGCATTTTTCAGAATACCGCAATTTGCGTATCCCTTTGATGCTGCTGCCGACAATTTTTAACCGCGTCTGTACATCGCCTGAAGGGAGAACAAAAATTGAGTAATTCAGCTTTGCAAAAGTCAGAAGATAGCTGGTATGACATTGTAAGAAGATCTGATGGTTGCGTAGTGTTTAGCTTTCCATCATCAGGCAGGCATCTTATCTATCGTGTAAATGGCATGGTATCTATGCGTCCTTTGCTGGATGATGAAGAAGTTTTTACTCCCAACGGTTTTATGCATTTTATTCGCCGTCTCGGCTACCGGGTAACACCACCTTCTGATAATATGAAATCAACGGCCTGAACAACCGTTAACCTTCTGCGCCACGGAGAACACCATGGCGCACGAATTACAACTCATCAAGCAGTCATCTGGAATTCTGATCCCCGCGACGCCGGAGACCAGCGATATTCTGCAATCAAAAATTAAACTCGGCGCCGTGCTGGTGGCTGAGTTTCGTCAGGTGAGGAATCCTGCATTCCATCGCCGCTTTTTCGCGTTGCTTAATCTCGGGTTTGAATACTGGGAACCCACCGGCGGCGCCATTTCTGCCAACGAGCGCAAACTGGTAAACGGTTATGCAAAGTTTCTTGCTGCATATGGCGGGAATGAGGGCGCATTACTGGATGCGGCTGAACAGTATCTGGAACAGATTGCAAACCGCCGGGTAACAAACGGGATTAGCCTGTGTAAATCATTCGATGCCTACCGCGCATGGGTGACGGTTGAGGCTGGTCACTATGACGCCATCCAGTTACCGGACGGCACCCTTCGCAAACATCCCCGCAGCATCGCTTTTTCCAGCATGGATGAGGTCGAATTTCAGCAGTTGTATAAATCCGCGCTTGATGTGCTCTGGCGGTGGATTTTATCACGTACATTCCGCACGCAGGACGAGGCGGAGAACGCCGCCGCCCAGCTAATGAGCTTTGCGGGGTGACGGCGATGAAATATTCCTGGTTTACCCACGCAGATTGCAACACCCAGCAGGCCGATGAGTTGGTGGCGGAATACCGGCGCCGCGCTGCCCGGAGGAAAAGCCATGTCTGATTTACGCAAAGCAGCTCGCGGTCGCGAATGTCAGGTTCGTATCCCGGGCGTCTGCAACGGAAACCCTGAAACCTCTGTATTGGCCCATATCCGCATCGCTGGGCTATGTGGAACTGGAATTAAACCTCCCGACCTGATCGCCACTATCGCCTGTTCATCCTGTCACGATGAAATAGACCGCCGCACGCGCCTGGTAGATGCGGAGTATGCAAAGGAGTGCGCGCTGGAAGGTATGGCACGCACACAGGTTATCTGGCTGAAAGAGGGATTGGTGAAAGCATGAATACCTACAACATCACGCTGCCGTGGCCGCCGAGCAACAACCGCTACTACCGCCACAACCGCGGGCGCACGCACATCAGCACAGAAGGTCAGGACTACCGCGACCGCGTCGCCCAAATCATCAAAGACGAGATGTTGGATATCGGCATCACCTCGCCAGTGAAGATCCGTATTGAGTGCCACATGCCTGACCGCCGTCGCCGTGACCTGGACAACCTGCAGAAGGCCGCATTCGACGCGCTGACCAAAGCCGGGTTCTGGCATGACGATCAGCAGGTAGACGATTACCGGGTGAAACGGATGCCGATCTTTAAAGGCGGCAAGCTGGAATTGACAATTACTGAGTTGGAGGTTCTATGAAATGCAAGGTGGCAGGGTGCGAGAAAGAGGCAACATATGTGCAGCAGTGCGTATGCCAAAAGCACTATTTCAGGATGATGAGGTATGGAACCTACGATCTTACTAAATCAGGAAAAAGAAAAGAGCGCTCGCAAAACGATAGGGGCTATCAAATGCTTCACCAGCCTGATCATCCCCTGGCAATGGCAAATGGTTCTGTCTATGAGCATAGGGCGGTTATTTACGCAAAATATGGCGACAACCTCCCTGACTGTGAGCTTTGCGGTAAAAAGCTTAATTGGCGCATAGCTCACATTGATCACATTGATGAAGTCGTAACAAACAATATCGAGTCCAACCTGAGGCCGCTTTGCGGTGCATGCAATACAAACAGGAGTAAAAAGCCTGCTCACAACAGAAAGGACGCTGTTGCAATAACGTATCTTGGTGAGACTAAGACAGCGAATGAATGGGCTCGAGATCCAAGGGTAAAAGTAAGCAATGCCACGATTGTGCGCAGGAAGAAGCTCGGCATGACAGATTTTGAGTGCTTATTTGCGCCAAAGATAACTCATAACGGCAATGTCCCCATTAAACCGCCAACCCCGCCAAAGTACACCCGCAAAAATAGTATTGCTATCGAATGGGAAGGCGAAAAGAAAACCCCATCCGAATGGGCGTGTGACCCAAGAATCACCTTAAGTGATGGAACGATAAGAAGCAGAGCAAAGGCGGGGATGTCTGCCTTTGACTGCTTGTTCAAGCCTGCATCCAGGAGCGGAAAAAAAGCCCTAAAACAACGGGAGGCAGCATGACATTCGAATCCTACTTTGCCGATCATCTCCGTGTTCGCTGGCAGCGGTTGCGCTTATACCATTTCCCCGGCTCTGTGCTGACGGACTACCGGATACTGAAGAATTACGTGAAAACTTATGCTGGAGAAACACGATGAACCTCGAATCAATCGCAAAATACTTTGCACCGAAGTCCCCGATGTTCAGTGATTCTTCGCGGGCAACAGCTACAGACAATCTCACTGGTACTGATGTGATGGCCGCGCTCGGACTCGTTAATGCTAAGTGCGGATTTGGTTTCGATCTTTACCTGGCAAAAATTGGCATCAGCAGCCCGGATCGGGCAATGGAGGCTCTATATGGTTCAGCCGTTGAGATATCACAACATTTCAGACCAATTACTGAACTTGATGAAGGCTTGCGTCGACGAGTTCTCGAAATTTTGTGTGCGTTTGCATACCAGGATTATGCACGCAGTGCGGCAAGCGTACGCAAGTGTGACTGCTGCGATGGTAACGGCTTTACCGAAGCTGATGTGTTCACAAATAAAGTGCAGTATCCCGATGGTAAGCCGCCTAAATGGGCAAAAGTTACAAAGGGCGTTTGTCCTTCATACTGGGAAGAATGGAAGTCGGTACGGGAGACAGCGCGCGTTTTATGCTCAGCTTGTAACGGAAAAGGTGTTATCAGCAATGCGTGTCGCTGTCATGGGAAAGGGAAGGTACTGGACAAGAAAGAAACGGAGATGCAGGGCGTGCCGGTTATGAAAGTTTGTGAGCGCTGCACAGGCAGAGGGTATGCCCGGCTTAAATTCTCTAATGTGCTGGAGGGCGTACGCACCGAATGGGATGTAAAGAAAACCACGGCATATGACCACATACAGCCGTTTTTTGAATTGCTGGTGGAAGAGTGTCACAGACAGGAGGGATATGCAGACAGTGCATTGAAATCTGTTACTCGGTAGTTATTTTTTCCACAAAAGGTAAGTTTTAGAGAAAAAAGATATTGTAGTTTACGGAATTCTCGTCTAGTATCAGCTCTAACGCTGGGAATCCGTTCAATCGTTTCGACCAGCAAGAAATCATCCAAGCCCTGCGATTAATCCCGCGGGGTTTTCCATTTCTAAGTCTGCCAATCGGTATTTTTTGCGCTATGTACAACGCAATACAACCATAGAGCTTTTCAGAAGTGAGTCATTGGGAATTATCAGTATGACTTTTTTCTGCGATGCTATAGTTAATATGGTATTTGATAATGCTCTCGATACATAAAACTCTGGGTGGAGATACACCTACATCGCAGAGAAAACTGCATGGCCCATGGCCAGCAACTCCTTGCTGGTCTTTTTTTTGCCGCTAGCCCAGTTGGGAAGAACACGGCGGTATGCCTCTGTTATACGGGTGGGAGATCAAATTTACTAACCAATAAGTATCATTAGTAAGATTAGCTTTAGTGCGGACTATGAGTAATTGATATAATTTACCTCACACCCTAAACAGAGGCTAGTTTTATGTTCCGTCATATTGTGACAATTTCGTTATTTATTTTTATATTCACAGGCGCTGCTGTCGCATCACAAAACCAGTTGCAGTCGGTATTAGGCGGGGGCTACAACCCTGAAAAAATTTCTTCCGCAAAAGCAATACTCGGGCAGAGTAAGGAGCCTCTTGCGGACATTCGTGCTGCGCATTTAAAAGGTTATATCCTTGCTTATCTTGATCAAGATTATGCGAATTTTCAGGCCGGCCGTGGAAAAATTGATTATTGCCCGACCGATTCCCTTGCGCATGTGGAGCAAAAGGTCAGTGAATATATCATAGCAACACCCAGCACTGTTAACGAACCATTCACAAAAGTAATACCTGACGCCCTAAGGGCGCAATTCCCCTGCAAATAGATCAGCTTAGCGGTAAAAGTATTTATTACTTAATTCAGGCTGCCAACCGGTGGCCTTTTTTCTTTCCCCTCAAATTTACTGAGAGGATTCACAGCAATAAGAGGGGGCTAAATGTCCGATCCGATCTCCGGCACTGGGCTGGCTGGTGGTGCACTGACGGGGGCCAGTATCTATGGACTGCTGACCGGAACCGATTACGGTGTGGTATTCGGCGCATTTGCAGGGGCTGTATTTTACATTGCAACGGCTGCGGACCTGAGTGCCACCCGCCGACTGGCATATTTCATAGTGTCCTACATCGCGGGGATCATCTGCTCAGGGCTGGTAGGTTCATTCCTGGCTGACTGGACTGGCTATAGTGATAAACCGCTGGATGCTATCGGTGCCGTAATCGTTTCTGCTTTAGCCGTCAAAATCCTGACGTTCCTGAATAACCAGGATGTCGGCTCGCTGGTGGCGCTGATAACGCGCCGGGGAGGTTCAGGTGGTAGTAAATGACCCATCGGCAACTATCAATGCTCTGCTTTGCGCTGGGGTAGTGCTGACCCTGATGTTTTACCGTCGCGGCGATTCGCGGCATAGACCATGGATTTCTCGCTTAGCGTGGCTGCTTACGGTCATTTATAGCGCCGTACCGCTGGCGTATCTGTGCGGTATCTACCCTTATTCATCGTGGGCCACTATCGGGGCCAACATTTTTTTCCTGTCTGTGCTAGTCGCTGTCAGAGGCAATGTGGCACGCTTGGTTGATCATCTGAGGCAATAATGAACCAATCACAATTTCAGCAGGCGGCTGGTATTAGCGCCGGGCTTTCTGCGCGCTGGTATCCGCATATTACGGCGGCAATGAGCGAATTCGGTATTACTGCGCCACTGGATCAGGCCATGTTCATTGCTCAGGCGGGACATGAAAGCGCTGGTTTTACAAGGCTGGTGGAGAGCTTCAATTATTCGGTGGAGGCGCTGAAGAAGACGTTTGGTAAACGCCTGACGCCGTATCAGTGCGAAATGCTGGGGCGTATTGATGGTCGCCAGGTTGCCCACCAGCCACAAATAGCCAATCTGGTTTATGGCGACCGCATGGGTAACAAAGACGTAGGAGATGGCTGGAAGTATCGCGGGCGCGGCCTTATCCAGATCACAGGTCTGAACAACTACCGTGATTGCGGTAACGGGATCAAAACTGAGCTCGTTGCCCATCCGGATCTACTGGCACAGGATACGTATGCTGCCCGTAGTGCAGCGTGGTTCTTCGCGACTAAAGGGTGTCTGAAATATTCCGGCGACATGGTACGCGTTACACAGATAATCAACGGAGGGCAGAACGGCATCGGTGACAGGCGAGAGCGCTTTGAAAAAGCAAAATCGGTGCTGGTATGAATCTGTTACCTGTATTGCTTAAAAAATTCTGGAAGCCATTAGCAGAAATACTGCTGGTGGCTTTTTTGTTATGTGCGGCAGCGTACTGGTGTTATTCACGAGGTTATCAGAAAGCGGATACATCCTGGAAATACCAGTGGGCGCAACGAGACCTTACCGATGCGACCGCTGCATTGCAGCGTGAAGTAACCGAACGAGCGAAAGAACAGCGTCGCCAGCACGCCGCAGATGAAGAACGGAAAAGAGCAGATGAAGAACTGGCAAAAATACAGGCCGATGCTGATGCTGCTGAGCGTGCTCGCAGTGGGCTGCAACAGCAGCTCGCAGCAGTACAGCGGCAGCTCGCAGGAAGTGAAACCGGCAGGCTTTCCGCCCTTGCCGCAGCAGGCCAGGCAAAAGCCGAGACCGGAATACTGCTCGCCCAGTTGCTTGGCGAAGCTGACGAGCTGGCGGGAAAGTTCGCAAAAGAGGCTGATGAGCGTTATGCCGCCGGAAGCACATGCGAACGTACCTGGGACAAAGTGACTGGGCAGAACTGAAATCGGATAACAAGGAAAATTAATGAAGGCAAAATTATTCGTACTGACCCTGGTATGTGTGTCCCTCGCCGGTTGTACAACGCTTTATTATCGGTAATGACTATGCGCCGTATATTAGCCACCGCTGCCGCACTTTGTCTTGGCGGCTGCATTACTGTGTATGGTCCGGTTAAAACAGGAGGGCAGCAACAGCAGGACAGCCAGGCCGGGCAGCAGCCAGGGATGAGCGAACAGATATCAACCTCATTCATCGGTAACCGTAAACCGGATGAGTTGCTGAATGCCGTGGAGCTGTATTTCAGGGAGAAAGCCATCACTGCCAGTGTTAACGACCAGACCACAGGGATTATCGCCGGTACCGGGGATGATCCGGAACTGAGTTCGTTGTATCTGGACTGTTCACTGTTACCGCAGACACAAAATATCCAGGAGCATTACCGTATCGTCGCGCAGGTCTGGAGTGCCGGTGAAGGCAGTAATGTTTCGGTAATGGTGACAGGCACTGCCGGACTGGATACTGCCGATGGTAACGATAAGGTGAAGCCGGTGGAGTGTAAAAGTACCGGGATATTTGAGAAAGATTTGCTGGAACGGCTACGTAAGTAAGCATTACAGCAGAGCCTGGTAGTAACTTACCCACATGATGACTGATAGCCACTTGGACAGATATCGCATGAACAAATCGCCCCGTATCTACGGCAGCAAATGGGACCGTGAGCGACTCATATTTCTTCGTGCTCATCCGTTGTGTGCCATGTGTCATGAGCAGGGAAGAGTGACGGCGGCAACGGTGGTCGATCATATCATCCCGCACAAACTGAAAGAGGCGCTGAAAAGCGGAAACGTCGAAGCGATAGCGAAGGCACAAAAGCTATTCTGGAGCCGGAAGAACTGGCAGGGGTTGTGTAAGCAGCACCACGACTCTACGAAGCAACGAATGGAGAAACGCGGTGTCGTCGTGGGCTGTGACGAGAACGGTATTCCACTTGACCGTGCATCGCACTGGTTCAGACGATAACAATTCTCATATGTGTGGCAGCTATGAAGGAGGAGGGCGGGTTAAAAGTTTACAGCTTTGTGCCTGCGTGACCGCCCGCCCTCCTCTGTATGCACAACCGCGAAATGAAAAGTTTTTTTCCGGGAGGTTCCGATGGCAGGACGACGTCCGAAACCGACCCACCTCAAAGTGGTAACCGGCAATCCGGGCAAACGTAAACTCAACGATAAAGAACCCCAACCTGCAAAAGAAATCCCCAGCCCGCCAGCACATCTTAGCGACTGGGGAAAAGTGGCGTGGGGCAGGCTCACCGTTTTACTTGATGGCATGGGTATTCTTACCGTTGCCGATTCACTGGCGCTGGAGCGTCTTTGCGATATCTATGCAGATATCCTTCAGCTTCGTCTGACGATCGCGGACGAAGGGAGAACTTATACAGTCCAGACTGAAGGGGGATTTTTGATTAAGGCGAATCCGGCTGTTGCGATGCTGGCTGATGCCGATCGACGGTTTAAAAGTTACCTGGTCGAATTCGGTCTCACCCCGGCCGCCAGAACAAAGGTGAAAGTTGATGGTGGAGAGAAAGAAGACCCGCTCAACCAGTTCTTCGGTTGACCCCACCACTCGTTATGCGATGGATGTGGCGTCCGGTAAGGAAATTGCCGGACCGGACATAAGAAATGCCTGTAAACGACACCTTAAGGACCTTGAATCCTGTCACGCCCGGGGGCTGTTTTGGGATACCGAAGCTGCGCAGCGCGCCATCGACTTTTTCGCGAAAGTGCTGAAGCTCAACGGCGGCGAGCATGAAGGTAATCCCTTTATCCTCCTGCCCTGGCAGTGTTTCATTGTTGGTTCGATATTTGGGTGGAAAAACTCTGAAAACTACCGTCGTTTTCGCATGGTGTACGTCGAATCTGGTAAAGGTTCGGGGAAGTCACCGCTGGCTGGCGGAGTAGGGCTCTACTGCCTGACAGCTGATAAAGAACCACGTGCTGAGGTATATGCCGCGGCCACGAAAAAAGACCAGGCCATGATCCTGTTTAGGGATGCGGTGGCGATGGTTGATCAGTCACCAGCGCTGGCGCAGCGGATTAATAAATCAGGCGGAACCGGGAAGGAGTGGAACCTGGCTTTCCTTCAGACGGGGTCTTTCTTCAGACCCATCAGTTCTGATGATGGACAGTCAGGTCCGCGTCCGCATTGTGCACTGATTGACGAGATTCACGAGCATAAAAACAACCAGGTCGTTGAGATGATGCGCGCCGGTACGAAAGGACGTCGGCAGGCGCTGATTTTCATGATCACCAACAGCGGCCACGATAAAACCAGCGTCTGTTATGACTACCACGAGTACGGGCGCAAAGTTGCAGAAGGTTCGATCGAGGATGACAGTTTCTTTTCGTTCATCTGCTCGCTTGATGAAGGGGAGGACCCGTTTAAGGACGAGTCCTGCTGGAAAAAGGCTAACCCGTCGCTGGGGCACACCTTTACTGAGCGCTATCTGCGTGAGCAGGTCACGCAGGCCCGCGGAATGCCGTCGAAGGAAAGCATTGTTCGACGTCTGAACTTCTGCCAGTGGGTGGATGCTGATAATCCCTGGATGAGCAGTGATGTCTGGATGGGATGCGAGGAGGATTTCGACCTGCAGGAGCTGCGGGGCGAGGAATGCTATGGCGGTCTGGATCTTTCAGGCAGCCGGGATCTCACCGCACTGGCGCTGTTCTTTCCGAAAAAGAGAAAGCTGGTGGTGGAATTCTGGACGCCAAAAGACACTCTGACAGACCGGGCGAAAACAGACCGGGTTCCATATGACGCATGGGAACGGGACGGATACATCCACACCACACCAGGTAAAGCCGTGAAGTATGGTTTTGTGGCTGAACGTATCGCAGATCTTGCAATGCAGTTCGACATCAGGGCCATTGCCTTCGACCAGTACCGTATTAAATACCTTGAGCCGGAACTGGACGAAGCCTCAGTATCAGTGCCGCTGATCCCGCATGGGCAGGGCTACTACAAGGCAAAAGATTCTGGTCTGTGGATGCCGCATTCTATCGAGCTATTTGAGCAGATGCTGGATGATGGCGCAGTCGTTATTAAAACTAATCCCTGCCTGCGCTGGAATGCAGCTTCCGCAGTAACCGAAGCCGATCAGAAAGAAAACCGCATTTTTGCCAAGAAAAAAAGTACCGGACGTATTGATGGCGTGGTGGCGTCCGCTATGGCAATAGGTGCATCAGAAGAGGATGTCACTGATGATGGCGATGTTGATGGTTTCTTTGATGATCCAATCATAGTGGGTATCTGATGGCGAATAATAAACACCCCGGGCGAATAAAAAGCGCCCTTTTAAACTGGCTGGGCGTCCCCGTCAGCCTGGCTAACGGCGAGTTCTGGCGCGAGTGGTTCGGAACCAGCAGCAGTGGAAAAGTTGTGACTGCTGATAAGATTATCCGCCTGTCTGCTGTATGGGCCTGTGTCAGGCTGTTGAGTGAATCGGTTTCCACGTTACCGCTGAAAATATACGAGCGGCAGGCTGATGGCTCCCGAAAACTGGCTTCTGATAATCCTGCTTACCAGGTGCTTTGCCGGCGCCCCAATCCTGAAATGACGCCGTCACGTTTTATGCTGATGGTGGTCGCCAGTATCTGTCTGCGGGGAAATGCATTTGTTGAAAAACTGTTTATCGGAAGAAAACTGGTATCGCTGGTTCCGCTGTTACCACAGAACATGGTAGTAAAACGACTGGATAGTGGGCAATTGCAGTACTCATATACTGAGAACGGAAAACAGCGAATTATACCTGTAAACCGGATTATGCATATCCGTGGATTCGGTCTGGATGGTGTATGTGGCATGATGCCTGCGATGACGGGCATCGATGTTTTTGGTGCGGCAATGTCGGTGGATGAAGCCGCGGCAAAAATCTTTGAAAATGGCCTTCAGAGTACAGGGTTTCTTTCTTCAAAAAATGCGCTGACCAAAGAGCAACGTGATCGTCTGAGGCAAAACCTTCAGTCTTTTATCGGTTCAAAAAATGCCGGAAAACTGATGGTGCTGGAAAATGAACTCACATACCAGAATGTCACCATGAATCCGGAAGCGGCACAATTGCTGGAAAGCCGTTCCTTCAGTATCGAGGAAATCTGCCGCTGGTTTCGCGTTCCTCCTTTTATGGTCGGTCATACCACTAAACAAAGCAGCTGGGCATCCAGTCTTGAAGGGATGAACCTTCAGTTCCTGACGCACACTCTTCGACCGCTGCTGGTGAATATTGAACAGGAAATTGGCCGATGCCTGCTCGATAGCGATGATGACGTGTTCGCGGAGTTCTCCGTTGAAGGACTGCTGCGCGCCGACAGCGCGGGCCGTGCTGCGTACTATACCAGTGCGCTCCAGAATGGGTGGATGTCCCGTAATGACGTGCGCCGTATTGAAAATATGCCACCGATTGAAGGGGGTGACATTTACACCGTTCAACTCAACCTGACGCAGCTGAAAAACCTCGAAAGCGTTAACCCTGCGGTTCAGGCACTTGCTGTCAGAGAACTGCATAACCACGTATTCCCCGATATTCCTTACGAACAATCTCCGCTGAAACAGGCCGCTTAGGAGCACTTTCCTGATGAGTAAAAAACAACTTCCGGCAGCGCCGGCGGGTCGACCCTGTGCGCGGGTTACCTGTGAAACCCTGCCTTCCGCACTGGACCGCTGGGATGGCGGGATTAAAGCCGCGGCCACCGACGATAACAGCATTTCTGTTTTTGATGTTATCGGCCAGGACTACTGGGGCGAGGGGGTGACGGCGAAACGCATTGCCGGTGCGCTTCGGGCAATGAATGGCGCTGACGTCACGGTGAATATTAACTCTCCGGGCGGCGATATGTTCGAAGGCCTGGCCATCTACAACCTTCTGCGTGAATACGAAGGACGTGTGACGGTGAAGGTGCTCGGAATAGCCGCCAGTGCCGCCTCGGTCATTGCGATGGCCGGGGATGATATTCAGATCGGTCGTGGTGCCTTCCTGATGATCCACAACTGCTGGGTGGTGGCAATGGGTAACCGGCATGACTTTGCTGAATTATCTGCCTCTCTCGAACCGTTTGATAACGCAATGGCTGACATTTACGCCGCACGCTCCGGGCTTGATATGGCCACAGTGCAAAAACTGATGGATGCCGAAAGCTACATCGGCGGCAGCGATGCCGTGGAGAAAGGTCTGGCCGACAGCCTTCTTTCTGCTGATGCCGTAAGTGACGGTGACGAAACTCCTGCTGCAGCGTTGCGTAAGCTCGATGCGTTGCTGGCAAAGTCGAACACTCCGCGCTCTGAACGCCGGAAACTGATTAAAGCCCTGTCCGGTGGCATGTCTGGCGCTGCCACCAACCACGACGGCACGCCGGGCGCTGCCGAAGAAATCAAACCTGAAATCATCAATTCTCTTGAAAACGCCCTCGCTGCGTTAGTCAGATAAGGACCTTTTATGTCTGAAATAAATGAAATTCTGAAAAAAGTCACCGCCAGCATTGAAGAGGCAACCGGCAAATTCAACGCGAAAGCAGAAGACGCACTCAAAGAGGCGCAGAAGTCAGGCAGGCTGTCAGAAGAAACAAAGGCTGCCGTTGACAAGATGGCGTCTGAATTTAACGCCCTGCGTGAAGCTGAAAAAACGCTGAAGGCGGCAATAGGAGAACTTGAGCAGCATGTTGCGCAGATGCCGCTGGCCAGTGCAAAACATATTGTTGAGACGGTTGGCCAACAGGTCATTTCTGCGGAAGCTCTCAAAACATTTTCCGCCAGCGTGGAAGGAGGGAAACGCGTCAGCATCCCGGTAAACGCTGCACTTATCTCCTCCGGTGTCGCGGAGGGCGTGGTGGAGCCTCAGCGCCTGCCGGGTATTGATACTGCACCCAGACAACGCCTGTTTATACGTGATCTGATTGCACCTGGCCGCACATCATCCCCGGCAATCTTCTGGGTTCAGCAGACGGGCTTTACCAATAAAGCCGCTGTGGTACCTGAAAACACGCAGAAACCATACAGCGATATTGCATTCGCCACGAAAATCACCCCGGTGACCACCGTCGCGCATATGTTCAAAGCATCCAAGCAGATTCTGGATGACTTCGCACAGTTACAGTCCACTGTTGATGCCGAAATGCGTTACGGCCTGAAATATGTTGAAGAGCAGGAAATCCTGTTTGGTGACGGTACCGGCGTTCATCTGCACGGTATCGTTCCGCAGGCTTCGGCCTTCAGCGCAGAATTCAGAGTTGAACAGCAAAACGGCATTGATGACCTGCGCCTGGCAATGCTGCAGGCGCAACTGGCACGCTTCCCGGCGTCAGGGCATGTTCTGCACTTTATCGACTGGGCAAAAATCGAACTCACTAAAGACACGCTTGGGCGTTATATCCTTGCCAATCCATCAGGTCTTACTGGTCCGACATTGTGGGGGCTTCCGGTGGTGGCTACCGAAGCTGCGGCATTTAAGGGCAAGTTCCTGACAGGCGCATTTAACGCTGGTGCGCAGATTTTTGATCGTGAGGATGCCAATGTGGTTATTTCCACTGAAAACGCCGACGATTTTGAGAAAAACATGATCTCAATTCGTTGTGAAGAGCGTCTGGCACTGGCAGTCAAACGTCCGGAAGCATTCATCTATGGTTCCTTCACTGTCCCGGCATCTGCTGGCGCATAAAACCTGCTGCGGCCTGCGGGCCGCTTTTTTATGGGAGTGAGCTATGAAAATAATTGCACAAAAGCCGCTGTACATAAACGGTGACGTGGTTACTGAGGGCTCGGTATTCGAAACCATTGAGCAGCACGGACGCGAACTGATTAATAAAGGATATGCACAGCTGATTGAGGTCGATAATTCTGCGCAGCCGGAACAGCCGAATACTAAAGCGGATAAAAAGGTCAAAAGGTAATGCTGGATTTGAATATAGTGAAACAGCATTTACGTCTGGAACCTGACATTACTGACGATGATGAGTTATTGCGTCTCTATACAGGGGCAGCAGTGGCTTATGTTGAACAATGGACACGCCGGAAGCTGTATATGACCCGTGAGGATGATGGCTTTCGGGAAGATCCTGACAGCCTGTTGCTTACGGACAACGTGAGAGCCGCATTGTTATTGTTAGTGGCATTCTGGTACGAAAATCGTGAACCAGCCGGGATGGGGGAGATTTCAGAAACGCCTTTTGCGGTTGAAGCCTTGTTACAACCATATCGCATTTACGGCCTGTAGAAGGAGGGGGGATGCGTTCAGCAAGAAACAGCCCGGTAAATACCAGTGCAACTTATCTTCTGCCAGATCCCGGTGAGCTGAACCGGCGAGTTACGATTCGCCTGCGTGTGGATGAGCCGAATGATGATTTTGGCGTGTCACCCACTTATCCGGAGGAGATCCGCACCTGGGCGAAGATGGCCCAGCCCGGAGCGGCGGCCTATCAGGGGTCTGTGCAGGTTGAAAATAAGGTGACGCATTATTTCACCATCCGTTTTCGCCGCGGCATTACCGCCGATCATGAAGTGGTTCACGATGATATTTCTTATCGGGTCAAACGCGTCCGGGATCTGAACAGTAAACGCCGTTTCCTGTTGCTCGAGTGCGAAGAGCTGGGTACCGATAACGGGAGTGACTATGCCGCAGAAAGCATTTTTACACGTTGATTTCGAACAACCTGAAGAACTGGTGTTTAACCGGGCGAGGATGCGACGGGCGTTCGTCAAACTCGGTCAGGTTTACATGCGCGATGCGCGGCGACTGGTCATGAAACGTGGTCGCTCAAAGCCTGGTGAAAACCCATCGTACCGGACCGGCCAGTTGGCGCGGTCTATCGGCTATTACGTGCCCCGTGCTTCAAAAAAACGTCCCGGGCTCATGGTGAAGATTGCACCAAACCAGAAGAACGGGGAGGGAAATCGCCATATCAACGGCGCCTTTTACCCTGCATTCCTGTTTTACGGTGTTCGCCGTGGGGCGAAGCGTAAGAAAGGGCACCATCGCGGCGCATCGGGTGGCAGCGGCTGGCGGGTGGCACCGCGTAACAACTACATGACGGAAGTGCTGGATAAACGCCGCAGCTGGACACGTTACGTGCTCTCCCGCGAGCTGCGTAAATCCCTCCGACCTCAACGCAGGAAGAAAAAATGAAACTAACCCCGATTATTGCGGCGCTTCGCGCCCGATGTCCGTTGTTTGAAAACCGTGTTGGCGGTGCCGCGCAGTTCAAGGCAATCCCGGAAGCTGGAAAGCTCAGGCTGCCAGCAGCGTATGTCGTTCCATCTGAAGATGTCACCGGCGAGCAGAAGTCGCAGACGGATTACTGGCAGGATCTTACGGAGGGTTTTTCCGTCATCGTTGTGCTCAGCAACGAACGGGATGAAAAAGGGCAGTGGGCATCCTGTGACGCCGTTCATGACGTCAGGCAGCTTATCTGGAAAGCGCTGCTGGGCTGGGAGCCGGATCCGCAGGCGCATGAAATTCAGTACGCAGGTGGTATGTTGCTGGATCTGAACCGCCACGAACTCTATTACCAGTTCGACTTCACGGCGAAGTATGAAATCACCGAAGAGGACTCCCGCCAGCAGGAAGACCTGGACGTATTACCCGACCTTAAAACGCTCAGTATTGATGTTGATTTTATCGAGCCCGGTACAGGGCCAGACGGCAACATTGAGCACCACACCGGGATTACCCTCCCGTAATAACTTCTCCAGGGAAAATGAATGTTTGTAAAACCTGTAAAAGGGCGATCGGTTCCCGATCCGGCCCGTGGCGACCTGTTACCTGAAGAAGGTCGAAATGTTGATGAGAATAACTACTGGCTGCGCCGCGAGGCCGCTGGTGATGTCCGGCGCACGAATAAAAAGGTGAAAACAAATGGCGATTAGTTTTAATTCCATCCCGTCAGATACGCGGGTTCCGCTGTTTTATGCCGAGATGGATAACTCGGCGGCAAATACCGCCCGGGACAGCGGGGCATCACTGCTGATTGGCCATGCCAGCAATGATGCGTCAATTGCCGTCAACAGTCTTGTTCTGGTGTCATCGGTTGATTATGCCCGTCAGATTTGCGGTGCCGGAAGCCAGCTGGCCCGTATGGTCGGGGCATACCGTAAGACCGATCCATTTGGCGAACTGTATGTTATTGCCGTACCTGAATCCACAGGCGCGGCAGCAACCGTCGCTTTGACGGTAACTGGCGAAGCGACGGAAACCGGAACGGTGAATGTCTATACCGGCCGAACCCGCGTTCAGGCTCCCGTGACCAGCGGTGATGACGCTGCGGCGGTGGCTGTGAGCATTAAGGATGCGGTCAATGCAAATCCTGATCTTCCCTTTACGGCAACATCAGAAGCGGGGGTGGTGACACTGACTGCGCGCCACAAGGGGTTATATGGAAATGAAATTCCGGTCACTCTCAATTATTACGGTTTTGGCGGTGGGGAGGTGTTACCGGCGGGTGTGAATATTACGGTTGCCAGCGGCGTGAAGGGGGCTGGTGCACCAGCTCTTAACGACGCGGTGGCAGCGATGGGAGATGAGCCGTTCGATTATATCGGCCTTCCGTTTAACGACACGGCATCGGTGAACACGATGGCAACTGAAATGAATGATTCCAGCGGTCGCTGGAGTTATGTCCGGCAGTTGTATGGTCACGTTTATACGGCGAAGACGGGGACGCTGTCGGAGCTTGTGGCCGCGGGTGACCAGTTTAACCTGCAGCACATCACCCTGGCGGGCTATGAGAAAGATACCCAGACGCCTGCTGATGAACTGGCTGCAAGCCGTACTGCCCGTGCTGCGGTTTTTATCCGTAACGATCCGGCGCGCCCGACCCAGACCGGGGAACTGGTGGACATGCTGCCGGCACCGAAAGGCAAACGCTTCACGACGACTGAACAGCAGACGTTACTTTCCCACGGTGTGGCAACGGCGTATGTGGAAAGCGGCGTGCTGCGTATTCAGCGGGATATCACGACGTACAGGAAAAATGCGTATGGTGTGGCGGATAACAGCTATCTTGACAGCGAGACGCTGCATACCAGTGCTTATGTGTTGCGCCGTCTGAAATCTGTTATTACCAGTAAATACGGGCGCCATAAACTTGCTAATGATGGTACGCGTTTCGGGCCTGGTCAGGCCATTGTCACGCCTGCCGTTATCCGTGGTGAGCTGGGATCAACATATCGCCAGCTGGAGCGGGAAGGCATCGTGGAAAACTTCGATCTGTTCCAGCAACATCTGATAGTGGAGCGTAACGCGAACGATTCGAACCGCCTGGATGTGCTGTTTCCGCCTGATTATGTCAATCAGTTACGTGTGTTTGCGGTGCTTAACCAGTTCCGTCTGCAGTACAGCGAGGAGGCTGCATAATGGGAAAAATTGCGGGAACAACGTATTTCAAAATCGACGGACAGCAACTGTCGGTAACCGGAGGGATTGAAGTCCCCATGAACACCAAAGTTCGTGACGACGTGATTGGCCTGGATGGTTCCGTTGACTACAAGGAAACCAGCCGGGCACCGTATACGAAGGTGACCGCCAAAGTGCCGAAAAACTTCCCGGTCGATAAAATTACGTCTTCTGATGTCATGACAATCACATCGGAGCTGGCAAATGGTCAGGTGTATGTTCTCTCAAACGCCTGGCTGCACGGCGAAGCCAACCATAACCCGGAAGAGGGCACCGTGGATCTTGAGTTCCACGGTGAGGAGGGATTTTACCAGTGATAAAAGAACTTGTGCTCAAAAAGCCGATTATGGCGCATAACGAAAAGCTTCATGTGCTGGAGCTGCGCGAACCGTCCTACGATGAAATCGAAGCCATTGGTTTTCCGTTCACCGTTTCCGGTGACGGTGGCGTCCGGCTGGACAGTTCGGTTGCGCTGAAATATATCCCTGTGCTGGCAGGTATTCCACGCTCCTCGGCAGCGCAACTGGCAAAACTGGATATTTTCAAAGCCTGTATGTTGATCCTCAATTTTTTTACCCGGTCGGAGACGGAGGAGGACTCAGAAAGCGGGTCTACAACACCGCATACTTCTGGCGAATAAATCCCCTGGAGCTCCGGCGGGCGGCAATATCCGATTTCCTGGATCTGGAGTCGGAGGCTGTCCGTATCAATGAGGAAATGAAGCATGGCTGACAGTTTCCAGTTAAAGGCCATTATCACTGCCGTTGACCAGTTATCGGGTCCGCTGAAAGGGATGCAGCGGGAACTGAAGGGATTTCAGAAAGAAATGGCCGGGCTGGCGATCGGTGCTGCCGCTGCAGGGACCGCTGTTCTTGGGGCGCTGGCGCTGCCCGTGAATGCTGCGATCGGCTTTGAGTCAAAAATGGCTGACATCCGGAAGGTGGTTGACGGCCTCGATGATAAAAAAGCATTCGCGCAGATGAGTGACGATATCCTGACGCTGTCCACACAGTTACCGATGACGGCGGAGGGAATTGCAGAGATCGTGGCGGCGGGTGGTCAGGCAGGTATTGCCCGCGGCGATTTGATGCAGTTTGCGAACGACGCAGTGAAAATGGGTGTGGCGTTTGATACCACTGCCGAAGAGTCCGGCCAGATGATGGCGCAGTGGCGGACAGCGTTCAAACTGACGCAGGAAGACGTGGTTGCCCTGGCCGATAAAATTAACTATCTGGGGAATACCGGCCCGGCAAATGCGAAGAAAATTTCTGATATCGTGACGCGGATTGGTCCGCTTGGCGGTGTTGCTGGGGTGGCATCCGGCGAAATTGCCGCGATGGGCGCTACCATTGCCGGGATGGGGGTTGAATCGGAGATAGCCTCCACCGGCATTAAAAACTTTATGTTGTCCCTTACGGCGGGCAAATCGGCAACGAAGTCGCAGAAGCGGGCAATGGCCTTTCTGAAACTGAATCCGGCGCAACTGGCCGCAGATATGCAGAAGGATTCGCGCGCGGCGATGCTGAAAGTGCTGGACTCACTGGCGAAGGTGCCGAAAGCAAAACAGGCATCCGTCATGAATGCCCTGTTCGGGAAAGAGTCTTTAGGGGCGATAGCGCCACTGCTGACTAATCTTGATTTACTGCGCACCAATTTTAATCGTGTTGCGGATGCCCAGGAGTATGGCAGCTCGATGCAGAAGGAATATGCATCACGCGCAGCCACGACGGAGAATCAGCTGGCACTACTGAAAAACAGTATCCATGCCATTTCGGTCACGCTGGGCGAGACCTTCCTGCCTGCGATAAATGAGGCTGCGCTGGCGGTTATGCCTTATCTGGAGCAGGTCAGGGCGTTTGTCCGGGCTAATCCTGAACTGGTTCAGTCTGCTGCGAAGTTTGGCGCGGCGCTGCTGGCTGTTGGCGTATCCATCGGCAGTCTGTCCCGGGCTGTCAAGATCCTGAACAGTGTCATTAATCTCTCTCCGGCGAAAGTCGCCATTGCGGCGCTGGTGGCCGGCGCTATGCTGATCATTGAGAACTGGGAAGATGTAGCTCCGGTGATTAAGGCGGTATGGCAGGAGGTCGATAACGTTGCGCAGGCGATGGGCGGATGGGATACGGTGATTGAAGGGATTGGCCTGGTTATGGCTGGTTCTTTTACCGTCAGGACTATTGGTGCCCTGCAGCAGTCCGTCCTGCTGGCCGGACAGCTTTCCGGTCTGCTGGGTAAAATTGGCCGGATGGGGGCCATGACGCTGACAATTGGCGTGGCTGTGTCGCTCTTTAAAGAGCTTAAGGATCTGGAGCAGGGCGCGAAGGATGCGGGTATGGATGCTGGCGCATTCGCTGTACAGAAGCTGCAAACGAAAGAGCGTGAACGGGGGTATAACGGTTTTATTCCCAGACTTAAAGAGCTTCTTGGCATGGACACCCCGATTCCGCAGGGGCGTTATCAGCCTTATGTGCCACTGACCCGGCGTTCTGGCGTACTCGAGCGAGCTGTCCCGCCATCAACACAGCGCAGTGAACTCAAAGTGACATTTGAGAATGCACCACAAGGTATGCGTGTGACCGATATACCGAAGTCCGGTAATCCGCTGATGAACATCAGCCATGATGTGGGTTACTCACCCTTTCGTACATCACGATAAACCTGCTCCGGCAGGTTTTCTTCTGGGGTAAATATGGCTTTTTTCTCCTCAACAGGCTGGCGCGGGCGCCTGCGTGATGCATCATTTCGTGGAGTACCTTTCTCCGTTGAAGATGATGAAAGCACGTTTGGACGCCGCGTACAGGTACATGAATATCCGAACAGGGATAAGCCCTGGACGGAGGATTTAGGCCGCGCCACGCGCCGCCTGACGATAAATGCTTATCTTGTCGGTGATGATTACGCAGACAGGCGGGATCGTCTTATTGGTGCCATTGAAACCGCAGGCCCTGGTACGCTGGTCCATCCGCAGTATGGCGAAATGCAGGGCAGCATTGACGGACAGGTCAGGATCACTCACAGCAGTACAGAAGGGCGCATGTGTCGTGTCTCCTTTCAGTTTGTGGAAAGTGGTGAACTTTCTTTTCCGGTGGCAGGAATGGCAACGGCGAAGCGTCTGGAAACGTCAGGCGGGCTTTTCGACGATGCGATTGACAGTATGTTTTCCACATTCTCGTTGTCAGGTATTTCTGATTTTATCCAGAACGATGTCATTGCCGATGCTGCCTCCATGCTGGGCGATGTTGCCGATGCTTTCAGGATGGTTGACTCCGGCGTATCTGCCGCAATGCGGCTGTTACAGGGGGATTTGTCTGTCATTCTGATGCCACCGAGCGCCGCAAGTGATTTCGTTAACGCACTGCAAAAAGCCTGGCGCTCCGGTGACAGGCTCAGAGGCAGTACATCGGATCTGGTCACGATGATAAAAACGATGTCAGGTATCACGCTTGATCCCGGTCTTTCCCCCCGTGGCACCTGGCCCACTGACTCCGGATCTGCTGCGAAACAGAAAATGCAACGCAATATGATCGCAGCCGCCATCAGGACAACAGCCATCAGCACAGCCGCCCACGCCGTGACAACACTGGCGCAGCCGCGTGATGCACCTGGTGTCCGGGGCGTAAATCAGCCTGCAGGAACAGTCCGTGACTCAGACATTATCACTGTCATGCACCCGGCGCTGGATGGTGTACAGACAGTCAGTAATGGCAGCTCTCCACCGAATTATGAGGATCTGAAAGCTATCCGGACCGCGCTCAATGCTGCGATTGACCAGGAGCAGTTGCGTATCCGGGATGATGTACTTTTCCAGCAAATTTCCGTTATGCGGACGGATCTCAATCGCGATATTTCTGCACGACTGGCACAGGTTGAACGTACTGCATTGCGAACGCCTGATGATGTCCTGCCTGCACTTGTACTGTCTGCAGCCTGGTATGACGACGCCGGGCGGGAATCTGACATCCTCACGCGTAATCCCGTTCCCCATCCGGGATTTATCCCGGTAGAGCCGCTGAGGGTTCCGGTACGATGAATAATACGGTTTTTTTACGCGTCAACGGGCGTGACTGGGGAGGATGGACGTCAGTACGGATCTGTGCGGGCATTGACCGTCTTGCCCGGGACTTTAATGTCTCGATCACCCGGCAGTGGCCCGGTGGAGAAGACGTACCGCCGATAAAAAATGGTGACTCTGTTGAGGTACTTATTGGCGATGATTTGGTCATTACCGGCTGGGTTGAGGCGTTGCCGCTACGTTATGATGCGCAGACCATTATGACGGGCATTGTCGGGCGCAGCAAAACAGCAGATCTTATCGACTGTTCTGCGTCGCCTGCACAGCATAACGGGAAAAATTTATTTCTGATCGCCAGCGCACTGGCCCGGCCATTCGGTGTGGACGTTGTTGATGCAGGCGCGCCGGCATCCGCCATTATTGAGGCTCAGCCGGAACATGGTGAAACGGTTGTGGACTGTCTGAACAGGTTGCTTGGACAGGCTCAGGCGCTGGCATATGACGACGAACGGGGACGGCTGGTTCTCGGCAGGCCGGGCAGTATGAAAGCAGCCACGGCACTGGTACTTGGCGAAAATATTCTTTCCTGTGATACCGAGCGTAGTGTTCGCGAGCGTTTCTCCAGTTATCTGGTTACGGGGCAACGTCCTGGTACGGATGACGATTTCGGCGAGGCAACCATTGCTGCTATCCGGCAGAGTACTGGTGATGCAGGCGTCACGCGGTATCGTCCCCACACCATTCAGCAGTCAGGAACTGCCACAACTGACAGTTGCAAATCTCGTTGTGAATTTGAAGCCCGTCAGCGTGCGGCGAAAACGCTGGAAACCACCTATACCGTACAGGGATGGAGACAGGGGAATGGCGAATTGTGGAAACCGAATCAGGCCGTGGTGGTGTATGACCCGCTGAACGGTTTTGACAATGAAACGCTGGTGATCGCCGAAGTGACGTACAGCCAGGACAATAACGGCACCCTGACCGAAATCCGGGTGGGGCCTGCGGATGCCTATCTTCCTGAACCATTCAGGCCGAAAGCGAAGAAAAAAGTCAGTGAGGAGGCGGATTTCTGATGGCTAACCATCCTCTTCAGAACATGATAACGCGCGCAGTCATTACCGCGATTGATACCGTCAGAAAATGCCAGACTGCCGGACTGAAACTTATTGCCGGTGAAAAAAAGGAAAATGTGGAGCATCTTGAACCTTACGGTTTCACCTCTGCAGCACAGAATGGCGCAGAAGCGGTGGTATTGTTTCCCGCCGGTGATCGTTCGCACGGAGTGGCTGTGGTTGTGGCTGACCGCCGCTTCAGACTGAAAGGGCTGGCGCGCGGGGAAGTCGCGTTATATGACGATCAGGGGCAGTCGGTCACATTAACCCGCGCCGGAATAGTTGTAAATGGCGGCGGAAAGCCGATTATTTTCACGAATGCCACTAAAGCCCGTTTTGAAATGCCGATCGAATCCACTGGCGATATCAGGGACAACTGTGACAGCAGTGGAAAAACGATGGCTGAAATGCGCACGACCTATAACGGTCATACCCACAAAGAAAATGGCGATGGCGGCGGTATAACCGATAAGCCTGGCCAGTCCATGAGCTGACACCATGATCCTTTATGTTAATGGAATCCGTAAGGATGCCACGGCTTCGCTCGACCTTCTGACGCGGGCAGTGGTGATTTCTCTTTTTACCTGGCGCCGGGCGGAGCGGGATGACAGGACCCCGCAGCCATACGGCTGGTGGGGGGACACCTGGCCTGCTGTTCAGAATGACCGCATCGGTTCCCGCCTCTACCTGCTGAAACGCCGCAAACTCACCAATAAAACGCCACAGGACGCCCGCGAATACATGCAGCAGGCGCTGGCGTGGATGACAGACGATGGCGTGGCGGCACGGGTTGACGTAATCGCAGAACGTACCGGGATCGATATGCTGGCGGCCGGAATAACCATCTACCAGCGTGACGGCACCATTCACAACATTACCTTTGATGACATCTGGAGTGAACTCGATGGCTGACAGTCAATTTGCACGGCCTGAACTCCCGCAACTGATAGCCACCATCCGCAGCGATTTGCTGACGCGCTTCCAGGAGGATGTGCTCTTACGCAGGATGGATGCAGAAGTGTACGCGCGTGTGCAGGCCGCTGCCGTTCATACCCTCTACGGCTATATCGATTATCTGGCCCGGAATATGCTGCCTGATATGTGTGATGAGGACTGGCTTTACCGTCACGCCAGGATTAAGCGTTGCCCCCGAAAGGATGCCGTGGCCGCGGCGGGCTATGTGCGCTGGGATGGAATAAGCGGGACGCCAACGCTGCCCGCAGGTACGCAGATCCAGCGTGATGATCAGGTTACATTCACGACCCTGCAGACTGTGAAAGCTTCCGGCGGCCTGTTACGTGTGCCGGTTATTGCTGATGTGGCGGGAACTGCCGGTAATACTGACGATGGTACAGCGTTACGTCTTGGCACGCCGATTACTGGTATTCCTTCTACAGGTTACGCTGACACTCTGATCGGGGGAGCTGATAAAGAGGAGCTTGAAACGTGGCGCGCGCGCGTCATGGAGCGCTATTACTGGATACCACAGGGGGGCGCTGATCCGGATTACGTCATCTGGGCAAAGGAAATTGCGGGTATAACCCGTGCGTGGACATTCCGTCATTATAAGGGTACCGGCACCGTTGGTGTGATGGTGGCTACCAGTAACCCGGTTAATCCGGCGCCTGGAGACGATCTCGTCAAAGCTGTACGTGACCATATTTTGCCGCTGGCACCTGTCGCTGGCGGCGGACTCTTTGTCTTCGCTGCCACTGAAAAAAGCATTCCGGTAACAGTCGCACTGGCCAAAGATACCCCGGAAATTCGTACTGCCATTATTGCGGAACTGAATGCGCTGATGCTGCGTGATGGCGCGCCGTCCGGAAAAATTTATGTTTCGCGAATCAGCGAGGCGATAAGTCTGGCGACCGGGGAGGTGGCACATCAGTTGCGTGTGCCGACGGCAGATGTGGTACTGGGAAAAACTGAACTGCCTGTCCTGGGGAATATAACCTGGGCCACCTATACCGGGGAGAACGGATAACTATGGCGTTGCAGGACGAATATACGCAGTTACTGTATCACCTTCTGCCGGAAGGGCCTGCCTGGGGCGGAGAAAATCCACTGATTGAAGGGCTGGCGCCGTCGCTGAACCGGGTCCATCAGAGAGCGGATGAGCTGATGGCTGAAATTGACCCGGCCAGAACCACAGAACTGATAGACCGTTATGAACATCTGTATGGACTGCCTGACTCCTGTGCACCGGAAGGTGTGCAGACATTACAGCAGCGCCAGCAACGGCTGGATGCAAAGGCGAATGTTGCCGGTGGTATAAACGAGAGGTTTTATCGGGAACAGCTTGATGCCCTGGGGTATACCGATGCCACCATTGAGCAGTTTCAGAATCTCGACAGCACACCCGATCCTGAATGGGGGGAATTCTGGCGTTACTACTGGCGTGTGAATATTCCGGCTGATGCGAACATCAGATGGCAGACCTGTACAAGCACCTGCGATTCTGCGATCAGAACGTGGGGCGATACTGTTGCTGAATGTGTGATTGATAAGCTTTGTCCGTCACATACGGTTGTTGTTTTTGCTTATCCGGAAGGAAAAGAGAATGCACAGAATTGATACGCCCACCGCGCAAAAAGATAAATTTGGTCAGGGAAAAAACGGATTTACGAATGGTGATCCCGCCACGGGCCGCCGCGCAACGGATCTCAACAGTGATATGTGGGATGCAGTCCAGGAAGAGGTCTGTACGGTTATTGAAGCCGCCGGCATACCACTCAGTAAAGGCGAACATACGCAGCTTCACGCCGCCATTGGCAGGCTGATCGACGAACAGGTTAAAACCCGTCTTGAAAAAAATCAGAATGGCGCGGACATCCCGAATAAGCCGCTGTTTCTCCAGAACGTTGGTTTAGAAGAAACGATAAATCGTGCCGCCGATGCGCTACAAAAATCGCAGAACGGCGGCGATATTCCGGACATAGATTTATTCGTGCGTAATATCGGAGCAGCAAGAGCATTCAATGGCGGGATTAATATTGGCGGGGGCGGTGAATGGTGGACGCCTGATTTGATCAACTGGCTGGAGTCGCAGGGCGCGTTCAACCATCCCTACTGGATGTGTAAGGGGTCGTGGTCTTACGCTGACAACAAGACAATCACTGACACTGGCTGCGGGAATATCTGTCTGGCGGGCGCTGTGGTGGAGGTTATGGGGACTGGCGGTGCGATTACCATTCGGGTGACAACGCCCACCACAACGTCAGGTGGTGGAGTTGCCAGCGCTCAGTTTATCTATATCAATCACGGCGATGGATATTCACCTGGCTGGCGACGAGATTTCAACACCATAAATAAACCCACTTCCGAAGATGTCGGAGCGCTGTCAGTTAATGGAGGACAGCTTAACGGTCCGTTAGGTATTGGTACTGATAATGCGCTGGGTGGCAATTCGATTGCGTTCGGCGACAACGGCACAGGAATTAAACAGAACGGCGGCGGGGTGCTGGATACGTATTCCAGCGGCCAGCACATGGTTCGTGTTACGCCCGGTGAAGTGCTGGTTCTGGGGTCTGTACGCGCTGGCAACGGCAAAACCCTGTCGCTAAGGAGCGATAATAATTCAACAGCGACGGCTACGTTAAATCTGTGGGGTAACGCTGACAGACCAACCGTCATTGAACTGGACGACGACCAGGGCTGGCATCTGTACAGCCAGCGAAATACAGATGGCAGTATTTCGTTCAGGGTAAATGGTCAGATGGAGCCGAATAGCTATTCCAACTTTGACAGCCGTTACGTGCAGGATATCAGGCTGGGTAGCCTGCAATATGCACAGGTATGGAACGGTCCGGGGTTCAGTGACACTTCTGGTTACGTAATAACCGGTATCACTAATGGCAATAGTGATGAACTGGTTGACGGAGCACACAGACGTCCAATACAGAAATTAATTGGCAACCAGTGGTATAACGTGGTGAGTATTTAATTATGATGCATATAAAAAATATCGTAGCCGGTAATCCAAAAACGCCTGACCAGTTTCAACTCACTAAAAAATTTGGTGTGGTGTGGTTGTTTGATGAAGATGGTAGAAACTGGTATGAGGAGCAGAAGAAATTTTCTGCCGACTCGTTAAAAATTGCTTACGATAAAAATAATATTATTGTGGATATTAACAAAAATGTTTCGGCAATAAACCCTGAAGGGTGCAGCGTTGTTGAATTACCTGATATCACAGCTAATCGCCGGGCAGATGTGTCAGGACGCTGGATGTATGATGGCGAACGTGAGCAGATAATTAGGCGGGTTTATACACCGGAAGAACTGCGCCAACAGGCCGAAGTGAAAAAAGCAAAACTGCTCGAAGAGGCCGAGACGGTTATCACACCACTGGCGCGGGCGGTAAAACGGAACATTGCCACAGATGAAGAGATTAAACAACTGGAAGCATGGGAACTCTACAGCGTTCTGGTCAGTCGGGTAGACACCTCAAATCCTGACTGGCCGGAGAAAGCAGAGTTATAATTCTTAGAAACAGGCGGATAATAGAGTCCGCCTGTTAGGTTATTTCACGAATTAGTTAGCTACGTTATACGGTTTTTGCCTGAATGAACTTACTGGAAGTATTCTCTTTTTTAGTTTGCTGGTTAATCTAATCTCAATATATTTATGCGTTAAATGAGAAATGAATATAGACAGGAAAATAGCTATAACTACGGTCGGTATTCCTTTGTAATTGGATAATTCAACCGGCCCCATTCTTTTCATAACAGCAATACCTATAGCACCATGAAGTAAATAGAGCGAGAAAGATATATCACCAAGATATGTTAATATTTGAGGGGTGTATTTCTTTAATAAGGGGTCTGCAAAGCTGATAAAAAGAATAAACATGCCTAAAATTATGGTGCTTTCTATATTAAGCGCTCTTAAACTTTCATTATATATTCCATGAATTATATACATAAACAAAGATAATGATATAAAACTGGCTATAACTTGAGCTTTAGTTGACGATTTGATATTTTTGAGTTTTAAATATAAATAACCAACTATTGCACCTATAATAAACTCAAGGAAAATAGGATTTGTTAACAAACCAAGAGTCGGGGAGTGGAACTGATAGCCTTGTATACTTGTTGTTGGTTGGAATCCCGCAATGGCAGGAATGAGGCATGTCGTAAGTGCACTAAAACCAATAAGAGCTAATAAACGATGTTTAACAAGCAGGCAAACGGAAAAAACTATATAAAAATAGACTTCGTAATTAAGTGTCCAGCGTATGTTGTACATACCACCATCATCAATATAATGTGGTATGATATCCGTTCTATAGACAGTAAATGTAAGTGCACTTAGCAAATTTTGCACTTTCTCAGGGTAATGGAAAGTACTCATTGCACCACTCAAAAGAAATGTTATCAAAAGACCAATATAATACATCGGAAGTATTCGTATAGCACGATTAATCAGGAATCGCTTTGTTGAAAACAGACACTGCGTATAATTTTGTGTGGTGTATACCATTATAAATCCACTAATGATAAAGAAAATATCAACACCGATAATTCCCCATCCAAATAACGCATCCCAAATGGTTGTGCCGCTTTCATCTTGACCTCTGAGGTAAAAGCGGTAGTGAAACAACATAACCAAAATTGCGGCTATTCCACGTAGAGCCTGTAAAGATTCTATTCTTTTGTTCATAAAATACTCCCTGAAATTCCTGAGTAACTATAACTAAATTACTTTTGTATGGCATCTGTAATTTATGTTTAATGGTGTTTTTTGTTTTGAGTTACTCAAAATAGTCATACACCAGACGGTGGTCAACCATCCATACCATACGGAAGATTATACGCTGAAGGACGAAACTAAAGGCCAAATATGGACGTAGGTTCAGGAGTACCGCGACAGTAGGTAGCGATCATTTATGACGTGGGGCTGTCGACGCTGTACCGGAAGTTTCCGGCAGGTAAGAGTTAGAAGCGGAACAGGCCACCGGTGAATTTGTCGCTGGCAGCCTGCACGGTTCTACACTCCAACCTGTCGCACTGACGGGAATTCAGATACCAGCCACATGTCGGATTCATCAAACATTTCCTCCAACATGCGGTTCAGCTTTTCCCGATCACTTTTACTGGCGTCGCTATTTAACGCATTCCCCTGCATCGGCTCCACCTTCACCAGGGCATCAGGTAAAATCTGGTGTACCCGCTTCGTCAGTTCAGCCTGGATGATCTCTCTGGCCCCTTCAAGCCCCTCTACATTTCGCTTGTCATAAACTAGTTCAACAAACATCACACACCTTTTAGTCGATGAATTTAATGGAAGGATGCTCAATGCCAGCATCTATGTAACCGACGGCTTTCTTTAGTTCACGCAGGAGATTATCAGCTTGCCTACGGGATAAGCAGATCGTTTGATCGGGGAATTGCACCGACGGCCATGATGGGACAGAAGCCATAGTGTCTGTGAATTTGGCGTGTAACAGAACATGTTCAGTGAGCGCACAGTAACTGATAGCAAAATCAGTTAACTCTGGCATTGCTCCTGCATTCGACTCTTTTGCGGTTGCCATAAAACAATCCTTTTTTGCTGGATGCATATACAGTAAACGGGATCGGAGATATGGTCAATGGATACGTAATATTGGTTATTCACTTATTGTAAGTAACTGAATGATAACGATGGTGTTAACAATAGATGTTATGAAAAAGCGCGCTATCTCACTGATATTAAGAAAGAAAGCGCACGATTTAAAATCCCTCGGCGTTCGCGCTGTGCGGGTTCAAGTCCCGCTCCGGGTACCATGGGAAAAACGAGAATAATCAAAGCAATAAGCAGTGTCGTGAAACCACCTACGGGTGGTTTTTTTGTGCCTGATACTCTATTTCCTAATATCATTCCTGACATGTTCGCCATTATTGACCGCCAACAACCGGAACAATTTTAACTTTTCTGTCATATCTGGCCGTCTGTTCCGCATTTTATGGCCTGAGATGGCTTGTTTCCCATAAATGTCCCCTGCAGATCAGAAATCCCCTTTGCTTTCAGATCATGAAAAGTGAAGTCGAAACTCAAATGGTGGATATTCCAGCCTTAACCCTCAATTCCTGATCGGTAACTTCATCCATGATATACAGACAGCGGTCCAGCTCCTTAGCCTGTTCTGCCAACTGACGTTTGAGACGGGCATTTTCAGCAGCAAGTTCATTTTCGCGGTCAGAAGATGAGAGTTGTTACTGCTGTTTATTGCGCCAGTTATAGAGCTGTGATTCCTACAGGCTAAGGTCACGGGCCAATACGTTCAGCCAGTTTCAGGTTTCCTGGCGGAATTCAGGTGAGTGCTGTTTGCGAATCTTTTTGGTGGTTGATGATGGTTTTGTCATGTGAGTCACCTTTGGTTGAGCGTTTACTCACTTAGTCGCGTGCCCACTTCCACTATTGCTGGGTAAGATCACATCATACGTTTACACTACTGGAAGATATCTCGATGAAAAAGCTGAGAGCACCAGCTTGTAATTAAACAATAATTTATTTTCTTAATATACGTTTTCGTTCCATTGCCCCTCAATCAGGTACAATGAAAACTACCCGCACAATACCCTGGAATATCTCTCACCGAGGGAATTCAGGTGCTAGTGGATGACGTTAACTTAGATAGAGACAAAAGCTAACTAAAGATGCTGGGTCAAGATCAATATCTCGTCACAATCAATAAGGGGTTAATGATGACAAAAAAAACACCATTAAGAAAAAAATATATTATGACTGTACTTTTCTTCATAATATGGTCTTTGTTATCTGCTTGTAGTCATAAAACTGAATACAATATTCCATTAGCTCAATGTGGTAGGATTATTGCCCATGAAATGGGGGCCACTGATAAAGGGGTATTTGATGGACACGTATTCAATTTTAGGGCATTTGAAGTTTGTAAACCCACGAATAGCGCTTTTAATACCTGTCCTGCACAGGTGGCTGCAATCAGTAATTACAATTCTATTGTTAAAAATGATAAAGAAAAGACGATAAGATTTTTAAAAATGTCAGTGCGAACCTTATCGGACCACACTTGGGTTGTGGCTCATAATGATAGACAAAGATCAAATGATACATTCTTTTTATTGAGTAAAATAAATTCTAAAAAACTTAATGAATATAGAAAAAAAGATCCAACTCTGGATGTTTTCAGAATAGAAGACTACGTTGCAATGGATAAAAACAAAGAGTTCTGCTTTATGCTTAACACCAAGACAACTCCAAATGAGAATTTAATCGACAATATTAATAAATTAAATATTGCTCAGCGTACATTGATAGAATCCGGGAGCCAAAACGATGCTAACTGGTTAAATGCTAAGCAAAAATCAGTATATTTTACTACCAGAGTTAATTCTCAATCATCTCTTGATAATGCATTGAAGGACATAAAGAGTAAAGGATATAGAAAACTTTATTCAATTGAAGTTGATCCTAATCCCAAAAATATAGATGAAACAAAATCCCTGGTACAACAGATTCATAAACAGGGATTTACTGCTGAAGTTGACTCCATGCCCTACGATCCATTACGAGAATTTATTGTAACTGCTTGTCGTGTTCCATTAGAAACGATCGGAGCAGATATTACCATGACAAGTCGACCAGTTGAGTGTATAGAAAAATTTCCGAATAATTAA